CTAATCCCGATAAGTCATTTGCTAAAGCACCGAAAACAAGATTTTTTTCAAAGTAATCTTGCAGGGCAACACCCCAAATTTCGGGTATAAACTTATCTAAAACAGCATTGGTTGAATCTTGTAATCCACCACTAAGAGTTAATTTACTATTCATTTATTATACCTATTTCCTTAATGTTACGCCACCACCCTTTGTTGCTTCTGCATAGAAAGCTCTTTTTTCATTTTCATCCATATCTGCCCAAGACTTATTAGACACATTGGCTTGCTTTGCTACACCTGCAACATGAGTTGGGTTAGAGGCTTTATTAGTTTTACCAAAGTTTTCCACGAAAAGTCTTATTGTTTTAAGTTTTTCGTCTTTTAATTTTTCTGCTTGTTCCTCTGGCAACTGCGCTAAGTACTCTTCTTTTTGAGAATTTATAAGAGTGGTATATCTTTCTTTGAATGATTGAGCTTCTTCATACTTACCTGCTATATCCTCGTACATTTCTTTATATTTACCCTGCTCTTCCAAGCTTTTTACTCTTTCTGTTTCTCTTTGTTTTTGAAACTCTTGAAGGCTACCTTCACTATCTTGCGCTCTCTTACGAAGTTTTTTTGCATTCTGCACTTCACTAAGATAGAGGTTTTTATAATCTACAGTAGAATCATCCTGCTCTACTGGTGTGTTCTCCTGAACTGCGTTTATTTCTTCAGACATACTGTCCTCCTATATTGTGTTTTTTAAAAATATAAATACTATATCTTGTATTTATCTTCTGCGATAAATTAGATTATGACAGATGTTTATTGCAACATTTAATGGAAAATAATTTAAATAAAGAAATAGAATTCAAGAAATCTTGGTTTGACTTTATGGGGTACAAGCCTCATAAAGGACAGGAAAAATTACATTATCCATCAAAGGAAACATCTAGGTTTTTTGTTATGGTATGTGGAAGAAGATTTGGAAAAACAACTTGTTCTGCAATGGAAGCCACATTTGTTGCATCGCAACCTAATAAAAGAATTTGGTGTGTGGGGCTATCTTATGATAAAGCTGATCTTATGTTTAGAGAGATATGGCAAAAGATGGTTGTAGGTAGACCTAATGATGTTATAAGAGCATCAGAAAAAGAAAGATACATTAAATTTAAATGGGGAACAGTAGTTGAGGGTAAATCAGCAGATAACCCAGATTCATTAGTAGGTGAAGGTTTAGATTTGCTTATTATTGATGAGGCAGCTAAAGTCAAAAGAAAAATATGGGATATGTACTTATCTCCTACACTTTCAGATAGAAAAGGTAAAGCAATATTTATAACTACACCAGAAGGCTTTAATTGGGTGTATGATTTATTTTTGCTTGGCAAAGAAGATGACCTATGGGAATCTCATCAAGCACCATCATGGGAAAATCAATATGCATTTCCTGAAGGTCGAAACGATTCTTTCTTACTTGAAAGAAAAAGAAATATGGCTAAAGAGTCGTATGACCAAGAGTATGGAGCTATGTTTACAACTTTTGCTGGGCAAGTTTATCCTTTTGACCGTAAGTTAGATGTAGGATATTTTCCTTATAACCCTAGTTTGCCGACTTTTTGCAGTATAGACTTTGGATATAGGATGCCAGCCGTTGGTTGGTTTCAAATATATAGAATTAACGGAGAATGGCACATAAATATTATTGATGAAATTATACACAAACAAAACATTAAGACAGATGAACTTGTTAACATGGTCAAATCCAAAAGGTATAATGTTAATGGATACTATGGCGACCCTGCTGGAAAACAAGCACAAGGTCAGTCTGGGATGGGGGATATTGAAATCTTTAGGAGGAATGGTATAATTATTCAGACTATAAGAGATAGAGTTTCTAGGAATATATCTTCAGGTATATCTCATGTAAGAGGATTTATAGAAAACGCAAATGGTAATCGTTATTTGCATATACACGATAAATGTACAGGCATTGCTGCCGATTTAGAAAATTATAGATACCCAGAGCATTCAGAAGGTAAAGATTTAAAGCAAGAACCTTTAAAAGATGGATATCACGATCATGGGTGTGATATGATACGATATTTTTTTATTAATAGATTCCCAATCAAACAACAAGAATTAATAGTGAGGAAAAGATGAACGCAGAAATTATAATACAAGATTCAATTAAAGAGTTTAAAAAAGAGCAAGCTAGAGGTAGAAGAGATTATATTAGAAAGTTACTAGACTATTATTGTGGAACGGATACTTCCAAATATATTGACTCTTACTTTGATTCAGATGCATTTAGAGAAGTGCCTTGCTATGAAGCTAATTTTACTAGAAGGTTTGTTAATAAAATGAGCCGAATCTATAATGTAGGTGCAAATAGAAATGTAAGTGATAGATATAATGACCTTGTTATAATGAAAGATGCTAGAATGAAGCATATTGAAAGAATGACTAGGTTAGTCGGAAGCGTAGCTACTCAAGTAGTTTATGTTGATGGCGATAAGCCTTATTTTGATTATAGACCTATTTATTATTACGATGTACACTTAGGCAATAATCCTTTTAAACCTGAAGCTATTATGTATCCAATATTAGCTAATGTAGATGATGTTAGTTATGCAGATAAATTAACATATGCTTATTTTGACAACTCTATGTATGCAGAATACGATGAAGATGGGAATGTAATTGATAGTTATGAGCATGGCTATGGTGTATTGCCGTTTCTATTTACACATAAAGAGAATCAAATAGACTCATTCTTTGTAGATGGGGCAGATGACATTGTATCTTGCAATGAGCATGTCAATATTACTATG